TGGGTTATCATGGGCGATGACCATCCATCGCTTTGCTATAACTCCTGCCGATCCCTGTAGTAGATAGTTGAGCGCTTTGTGTGGAGAATCAACGAGAATTTTTCTTCCGTCAATACCCTTAACAAACCCTCTATCAGCCGCAGATTTGACAGCACTAAGAAGGTCACTAAGCCCAGGAATGGCTTCAATAAACGCCTCTTTAATTTCCCTGCCTTTCGCCTTAGCTTTTGCGGGCGATAACTGTCGATCGTAAGAATAGCCAATTTTTTCATTGCCTGCCCCATACAGGAAGGCGTAAGTTACTGTTTTAACCAGCTTCCTAGTAATGCCGATCTTGTCGGCGTTGAGCTGGTGGATATCTCCATTAAGGAGGTTGTCTCCGAAGTAGGTATCGTAGCGGGAGAGATAGTGACTAAGCATGCGGAGCTCAATGCCACTAAGATCAGCCCCGACCATAACTTGACCCGGAGTTGCTGTAAATAGTCGTCGATAAGTCAGATCACTTGGTACTTGAGCCAAGTTAGGATTACGGTGACTACAGCGGAAAGTAGCACAGCCGATTGAACAATGGTGGTGTAACCGCTTAGCACTCGTACATAGCTTCAGCCATGCGTTCACGCCTTCTGACATCATCCCCAGTATCTTCGTTAACTCCAGCACCCGGTGGAACTCCAGAGCTAAACCAGTACCATGGTTCTTCAAAGTTGTCTCGTCCACCATCACCTTCCCAGATGAGGTCTGTGATGTCGGCTTCCAACTGTCGTAGTTTTGCAAGATCCATGCTATGTGGTCTCTCGAGGAGGGATTAAAGTCTTTGAGTCGTTGGAACGTGGCACCTTCCACGTATCCTTGGCGTTTGTTATTTCGTTTTGGAGTGAACTCTGCTCCTGGGATGAGAGGGAACCTGTTTTGAAGTACTTTAGTAAGATCTGAAAGCTCTTGTCTGAGAGTACATTCAAGTTCCCTTGCAGCCTCTTCATCAAATTGCCATCCATGTAGCTCCTGTCTAGTGAGTATTGTGGCGACCTGATGCTCTAGTTTGACGTAGTCAGGTATGGGCGGAAGTGGTCGCATAGTTTGCGGGTAACAACAACATCTTGTATGCAGTAGTCCTGCATATCTTGAGACCATTCTTTCCAGTCGGTAGTCTTTCCGAACTCTCCCTTGTATTCACCTAGTCTGTAACCATAGGACTCAAGGGAGTGGCGTCCATATAGTTTCAGTGGCATGTGTTGCCAGTTACGTTTCTTGTCTACCTCAATCATGTTAGGATGGTAGAGACGAGACATCACAAGTGTGTCTAGTACCTCACCTTCCGGCTCAAAGAATGGGTAGAGCTTACGAATGACTGGAATGTCATACCCAATAATGTTGTGTCCTACCAGTTGATCAGCTTGCGCAAGGTAGTTAATACCTCTAACAATCGGATCCTTATCCCCTTGGTCATTGTAGACATGAAGCTTGTCATCTTCTGTGTCGTAGATAACAAGGCAGTGGATGGTAGTAACATCATGAAGGAGACCGTCAGTCTCTAAGTCGAAAATAATCAATACTTGCTTCCTTGGGATGGATTGTAAGGTTCAGTAATAATAGCCTCATACCATTCATCAAAGTTCTGGGAGCTTTTCGTCCCAGTCGAGGTCGAGCCGCACGACATTAGTAGAAGGCACAGGGTCGCGACTAACGTAGTTTTCATGGTGGATTTGTTTCTTAAGTTTCTTAAGTTTGCGTACTTCTTCCTTGATTTCTTTGTATGCCTGTTTAGTGGGTAGCTTGCCACCCATTTCCATGGAGACAAGGATGTCAACCCTTCGCATAAAGAGTTGCAAGGCATCTTCTAAATTCATTTGCGTTGCCATACATAGGTCTTGTCAACAAACTGTGCACGCTTCACCGCTTCCTGTGTAGGAGGGTGAGGCTTTTGCAGATAGAATCGACCATAACTAAAAATCAGTGGTTGGGTCGAAGTCGGGTTCAATTTCATCTTCAGTAAAGCGACAGGTTTCAAGGTTGTACTTTAATTTACAGGCTATGCCTGTCTCCCCAGAATAGCGATTCTTGAGGACTCTAACAGTTGTATCAGAGTGTTTTGATCCACTCTGTTGATCGCGTTCAAGTGCAATGCATGCGTCAGAAAGTTGTGCAATTGCTGCACTTCCTCGCAGCTGTCCAAGTGTAACACGTGCTCCCTCTTCATGTCCTTGATCTGTATGTGATCGGCGTAGGTGTGACACAAGGAACAGGGTGATACCTGTCCTCTCCACTAACGACCTCAGCCGTGTCATGGTGGTGTCAATCATCCTTCTTTCATCACCATCTAGTCCAGATAGGAGGATAGATAAGTGATCCAAGAAGATGATGCGCGTATCGAGACCTGTTGCCATGTACTCGATGCGATTGTAGATAACGTCAGGATCAAAAGAACCAAAGCCATCAAAGAGGTAAAGATTCCATTTAGCAAGAGTGTCATCATAGATTTTTACTAGGTCATCATGAGCATGCTCTCCAATATGCAGCGGCTTACCCACTGCTGAGGACATCAAGCCCAGTGCAGTGCGCCGATTCGATTCCTCAAGAGCCAGGTAACCGAGCCGTCCACCTTTTTGTAGAAGTGAAGTTGCAAGCTGCCTGCAGAATGAGGACTTGCCGATTCCTGAGCCAGCAGTAATCGTAACAAGTTCTCCGTATCTGATTCCATGTAACAGCTTGTCGAGTCCGTTGAATCCGTAGTCATAGTCGTTGGGTGGTAGAGGTGTGGTGACCAGTTCGAGCAAAGACCGGGCTTCAATAATGCCGTCTGGTCGGTAAGGTTTGGCGTCATAGATAGCTCGTGATACAGCCTTGGTATCTCCTGCTTGTAATGCCTCTGAGGCGTCCTTGTAAGCGTCGAGAAGGGCGATGCGCACCTTTCCAGGTGGTAATACTCCAGCGCACTCTTCAGCTGCCTTCCTGCCCGGCTCATCGTTATCAAAGAATAGGACTATGTCTTCGTATCCTTGGAGTAATTCAAGATTCGCCTTAATAGCTTTCTTAGCACTCGCTGCCCCGGACGGTAATGATACCATTGGCCATCCCGGCATGCACTCAAAACAAGAGGCTGCGTCGAGCTCTCCTTCTGTGATGACAATCCGTTTTCCTGTAGTAGGGAATAAATGCTGGCCGTAAAAAGATCCATCGGTATCTCCTTCATACCAGAACTGTTTATCCTTAGTCTTGACCTTGCAGCCAAGTAGCGCACCAGTCGCGCTGTAATAATAGTGTCGTAAGTAGTCTCCATCTCTGTAGATCTTATACTTCTGACACGTCTTTTGGCTGAGACCTCGCGCCTTCAAAGCGCGGGCTTCCCCCAACAGCGTCACCCTTCCCCCTTGTGGGGTAGGGTCACACTCATCATTTGATGGGTAGTACGTTTCACATGCAAAGCAGTACGCATGTCCATCTGTATAGACAGACTTAGCATCACTACTTCCACATGTCTCGCATGCCTCATGCCTTACGAACTCACTAGCCAGTCGATTGGTATCTCCTGAAAGGTTGTCCATAATATGTTGTGTTTGTCGCACCATTGTGCATAGGTAGTGGATGATTTTTTACTGATCTTATTGTATGGCGTTTGAAAGATCATACGAATGTCAAGGTCAGGGTTGCACTTCTTAACAGCTAAGAGCTTACGTCTGTCTGCTGCATCCCAGTATCCCTTGGCTTCCAACATACGACCACAAGGCAATACAAAATCAGGCGAGTAATTGTAACTAATTTGATATGGAACTTTCGTAGACTCATACTCAAATGAAACTCCAAGCTCATTGAATAGATCTGCAATCCGTTCCTCAAGCTTAGAGCGGTACTTCATTAGAACTCTTCATCCTCTACATTGGATTCAGCTGGTGTCACGTTAGGATCACTCGTTTTGAAGCCAGTGGTAGTGCCAAACAATGCGGCAACATCTTCAGCATTCATGTCACCTGTATCCACACCAGCTTCGCTGTTGATAGACACAAGCTGTACACCTACGAGCTTAAGGCTAGTGCCATAGGTGACACCATCACGCAGGATGTAAGGCTTTTGATAGAAGGCAAGCTTAACCTTAGCACCACTATAGATGGGCAAGCTCTCATCAGTGATGTGAGTACCCTCAGTATCTACAACAGGTGGCTTGGTCTCTTCATTCCAAGAGAACTTAACCTTATACTTTCCTTCGCTTACCTCTTCCCAAGGTTCAGGCTTGAGAGTAGATCGCTTAGGGTTCTTGAGCTTAGACTCTGCCCACTTAAGGGTGTCAGCTCGGTCAGACTCTAGTTGTTCAACCAAGACACTATCGACAAGAGCAGACAGTGAGTAGCCAAACTTACTAGGCTTCAGCACTGCTTGGTACCCATCAAGGATGACAGGCTCAGCAGTTTTCAGGATGGTTCGTGCCATTAACAAAAGAAATAAGTGGATTCAATCACTGACTCAGGCTTAAGTGTGTCAATGATCGGTGGTTTAGTCTGAGCTCCTACTTGAGTAGCCCAGTCATTTAGGTAATCATTCTCTGCGAAGAGATACATGTAAGTCTCTCGCAGAAGATAGCTAAGTACACCCATGTCCGTAGCACGACACAAAACCGAGTCGTGTATGAGAGCCAAGGGCGCGTCAAATCGTAGGGTTGCGAGACATAACAGGCTAGCATCGAGTGCATGAATCAGATTAGGTGAAGTAGTGTTCTTATGTTTTTGTACGTTAACCTCATCAGTGTCACCAGTAGCGACACTAACCTTAGACACCTTGCCTAATAACTTAAGCTCAAGTCTTTCGATGTGTTTCTTGTTGAGCTTTTGCTTAACGACAAACCCAGATGGTGTAGTCCACTCAAGATGAGTAGCACCACTGCGCATAATAATACTTACCTGTTCTTCTATCCATTCCATTACTTCCATGACACCAGGTAATACCTGACGCATGGCATCACGCACTGCCTTCACTACAATAGTGAGCTCCTCTTTAGTAGGCTCAATGCCTGCCTCAACATAAGCTTCCCTTATGTATTTCCTATTGGAATGAGGCTTACTATTGTAAGGCAAAGTCATCACTGTTCTCTTGGTCTGCTTCCTTGTTGTGTAAGGTTGC